ATAGTGGATGACTCTCTAGATACCTATAAGAAAACTTAGTAAATGTATCATTCATCTTAGTACGATACTCACATAAAAGTTTATAATTATCAAAAGCATACACATGCTCCCAGGCAATATAAGTTTGCCTAGGAACAAATGCAATACCTTTCTTTATTCCTAATAAAGGATATAAAAAGACTTTACTCTTTTGAAAATAATCAGTATAAACCTTACTCATACTATAATTTAATCTTATTTGCTAAGAAATCCATAGGAAGGGAGTAATTTCTACTATTATAATGGAATTTTGCAGTATTAATTACACCACTAAGACCATTTGACCAGTCATTCATACTCTGTTCACTAACATCAAAGACATATACTTGGTTATATTTATCTATTACAATAAACTTAAACTCAAGGGTATATTCATCTGCTTTATCTCCTAAGAAATCATATACAAGCTTCATATAAATAGATGCTTGTAACCAATAATTATAGAAATCTACAGTCTCTTTAAAGTCTGCAACAGTCTTACCTGTTGTTTTTAAATCACAGATAATAGCAGTCTTATTATCATTATCTATTTTAAGATAATCAACATAACCATGTAGACCAAAAGAACAATCCTTTAACTCTGATTTTAAATACTTTTCACAATGTATTTCAATTGGATCTAAATCAAAGTCAGTAGTTTCATTACTAAGTAAAGCCATAACTTCTTCATTATTCTTAAGATATGTTAAGCTTTCTCCTAATCTTGTATTTGTTTCTTGATCTATCACATCTACACTAGGATTTTGTAAGAACCTCCAATAAGTTTCAGCTTCTTCTGTTCTTACCTTAGATAGTCTTGAGTCATCAGCTTTAAGAGATTGATATAGGTTTAAATTCTTAAGTGAATCTAAAATTACAAAATCCTCACAGCTGTCTAGCGTTTCAGCATCTGTATGAAGAGACATGTCTTTTAATACCTTTCTTATATTATCACTAGGTAACTTACCCGGTACAATATTAAACTTGGAAGTAAATTGTTCTGGCTCAAACATCAGACAATGTAAAGCTTTACCTTCAATTAAATGCTTGTCTGTTCTGATCTCACGATCTTGCAGTATATAATCCTTATAGAATAAGGAAGGTGTAAACAATAATTTATTTAAAGAGGAGTAGCTAAAACAGAAATCTTTATCTGCATAGAACTCCTCCTCTTTTTTATGGTCTTTATTCATCTTCATTTATTTTAAATAACCCAGGTCTTAAACTAATTGCATTCTCCTCTATAGTCCACATCTCAGATGAAGGTCCTATATGTGTCCCTAATAATTGAGTATACAATAAGTTGCGTGTATGTTTATATATGAAGTCAGTAAGTTGTCCTCTATCTGACATAATTTTTATTAATTGATTATATGACCAGATATTTTGAAAAGAATGACCACCTTGTAATGGTTTTAGAGCCTCACGAAAAGCTTTTACATTAACTGAGTTCCAATTATTAGTATCTTTGAAATACTCATAATACCACCAGTAAAGAGGTGCTATAACATTCATAGATTCACTTAGATTACAATTAGCTAACATTTCTATACAGAGTGTTCTAGTAGATCTATCATCACTGGTTATCATATCTTTTATATTTTTGAATTCCTCATCTGGAAGAATAGCCAAACCTTCATTTGTCTTCTCCATAACATGACTATCTAAATATACCGTGTTAGACGGATCAATCATATATAACCAATTATTTAAATCTTCTGTATCCTCAATATATACATCTCTTATATTATTCTTTACTCTTGCCTTTTCACACTCTTCTTTCCAATCTTTAAAAATTTGACTGACCGATTTATTTTGTGGTGCAGTTTGACCATAACTATATGATGATGTTACTTGTATCCTACAACCAGGTATAAACTGTTCTGGATCCTGAAAGAAGTTATTAAACTTATCTACAGCACACTGAGCTAGTAAATCAGCTTGTTTAAGTTGAGTCAAGAATTTAAATAACTGTGAAGAATCTACTGACATATACCAATTTGTACTGACTAGTTTATTAATATACTTAGAAGAGACTATAGCCGCATCTGCATTATCTTTGTTTCTAATTAATTTACAACTGAACTTTTCTTTTAGTAAATCAAACTTTGCTCTTGGCAAATTTAACTTAGGAAATCTATATATTGATTTATCTTGTAAATCTACTTTATCTAACTTAAGACCTAAATGAGTTAAATCTTTATCTTGTACTTCCCAACCCTGAATGGCTCCTACATGGTAACCTAGACGGTTAATACTAACCCCCTCTGCTTTTATTTGAGTATGCCCCTCTTTTATGTCTGGAATTTCTAATTTATATAACATTTTATTATTTTAAATATTGTTGATATTCTTTTTTTACAGCTACTTTGAACGTATATAAGTCTCTATTATGTATACTTATCTCCTTTCTTACTATAGGCTCTAAGTACTTAAATGATTCTTTATTAAGTAACTCCTGTTCTTCTAACCAGAGTATCATATCTTGTGCACTTTTTCTAGTAAAGCTAATAAAATTAGAGCACTTAACCCAATATTTTAGGTCCTTATCTCTGGTATCTCCATACTCTATTTCTGGACAAGACTGAGCCAATTCCCATAATAAATGATAGTTCTTATTATAATTTATAGTTGGAACTATTTTAAGTGCAAGACTCTTACTTTCATATGAATTGATCTGAGCGATCAAGTCTTTTAATACTTCTTCACTGAGCTCTATTCTTGTTGCTGAACTATGTAATACATCATCAACAGACACTACAGCTAAACTGGTAGTTTCAATTAAATGAGCAAGATTTATTGCTAATGCTGATATCATCCAATTATCATATAGACTTACATGGGTATCAATTTTATAATAAGATACAATATCAGTTATCTTAGGGGTAAGTATACACTCTATCCCTGAGCTCCATATAGTTTCAAGTAAACCACTAGAATGCTCATCTCCTAAAGTAGTTTCATAATTCCATATCTTATTCATCATAACTGTAGTTGGTATATTATCACCATTCTCTAGTCTATGTGTAGATATATCTTCATGACTTACAATTAGATCAGCTTTCTCATAATCATTTGTAACAGTTATACTATGCTCTTTAAGAGCTGCTTTTATCCTATCATTACTCACATTGCATCTAGGTAAAACAAAAGCTTTCTTTTTTGTTCTAAAAGTATTACCATCCTCTGTTGGAACAGTTAATATACTGTGTATTTTATTGTATGTTGTTTCATCTTGAGTACATAATACTTTGTCAATACTTTGGGAACTAGAAACCAACCCATATTGTGGGTCAGTTTCTAATCCAAAGAATTTCAAAGCATCTGCATCATAATTTTGATGTACTGCTTTTTTTGCCATTATTTCATTGTCATTTGGATGATCTCTGGAATCATCATTAGTTTATTAAACTTCTTTTTATTGCCATTAAAGATTGTACGAACTATTAAATACTTTAAATCATTTGTAAAGTATTCTTTAGTACACAATGACTTTAATCTATCAGTAATCTTTTGGTTAATAGTATTATCTTGCGAATATACTACAGCATAATTACCAAGTCTAGTTGCTAATGTTGCTGCTATATCTGCACGATAGTTATCTCCATCTAATTTACCAATACAACTCTTTAACTCTCCAAGAATATATGACTCATTATCATGTGTCAATAAATCTTTAGGAGTTACAAGTTTATCTAGTTTATTATTAATGAATGTAGTAAACATAGATGCAAATGCATCACCAACACTACCTTCACCAATCATTTGGATCATAGAAAGATTATCTTCAAATGATTCAAAGCTTGATATTGCATTAAAGAATGTAGTAATTGATCTTGCATTAGTTTCTTGTGTTACTAACTCTGGGTTCAGTAACAGGAAGTTGATACATCTAGTATCAATTCCTGCACCTTCTGCCCATTGTGCCCATACATTAACATCAAACTTCAAGTTAGCGGTTACATATCTGGTCTTCTGAGCTGAATCAATGCTATTAACCATATAATCTCCGTTGTCTGGGTTTGCTGTCAAAATTATGTGCCAGTCCTTTGGTAGTGTCCATGAGATATAAGTCTGACGGTCTATCAATTCCATAACCGCTTGAATAAATCTTGTATCTGCACGGTTCCAGTCATCTAACAATAATATACCACCATCTTTCTTGTCTGCAATCCACTCTGGTGCACAGTAAGACATTCTATTCTTACCAGTCATCTTGTATCCATTCTTCAGATACTCCTGTACAGCAAGTTCATCTACCCATTGCCCTACCTTTTTGGTAACAGTTGTGTTTAGATTTGCTAAGCTAGAACCTGCAGCTCTCTGTGTTGCAGTAACCATTGCTAATTCATTATTAGGTTTGGTTATTACTTTTTCTTTATACATTTGAAATTGTCTAACAGGAAAACCTACTAAGTCACCTAACTCTTCTATCTGTGCTAAATTAAGCTTGACATAGTTTAGGTTATTTTCTTTAGCTAGCTCTACTACAGTTGAAGTCTTACCAATACCTGACTCACCTACAATCTCTACAGATACAGAGTTCTTACCTTCTTCTTGTAAGAATCTGTTGTTAGATATAATATGATTTACAAATCCTTTTAGTTCTGTTACATTTAAATTTACTTCTGCCATTTTTATTTTATTAATTAAGTTGAATTTTCTTTCCTGGTAACTCTTCATTTATACTACAGTTTGAACTGTGTACCCATAACGTATTGTTTGGACAGTCATCTGGAGTATAAGCCTCACCATCTGTTAAATATATTAGAGCAGTATATGCTCCTTTTTTCTCATTATAATGATCTATTACTGGTTGGAAACTTGTTCCACCACGACCATGTATTTCCCAATCTTTTTTTGGATTGAATTCTTTTACACTATTTAATCTAGTATCACACTGTGCTACTGTAATCTTATGACCCGTCTTATGCATATGCACAAGCTCAGAATAAAATTCTTTAAGTTCATCATTGTTTACAGATCCGCTTGTGTCAACACCAACAAGTATATGATTCTTGAATTTTATCTTTAGGCCTGGATTTGCAGCATAACGTTTATTATACTTACGTCTTAGCTTTTTAGTATATACAATACTTGAATTACCAATAAACCTTCTTAGATATGCTTTCCAATTAAACTTAGGAGGTTCTATATTTAATAATCTTTTAATAAGATCTTTTAACTCCCCTGGTATATTCCCTTGCTTTTTTACTGTTTGCTCTGCTGACTCCTTAAGTTGATGTTCCACCTGCTTTTGTATTAGCTTTTTATCTGCTTCTGACAAATCATCAAACTCATTCCATGTACCATGACAATACTGTGATGTACCATCCATTTGATCCATTAGACTGTCTAGAGATGGAGATGTTCCTTGATCTTTGGCTTCTTCTAATAACTTATAGTATTCTTTTGTACCTGCTTTCTTGGGTAAATCTAACTCAGGAAAACTTGACAATAATAAACCACCTTCAGGTAATTTACTTTCCAGTATGTACTGGTTGATTTCTAAATCTGCAGCTATATTAAATAATTTATGATCTGCATATAGATCTCTCATAATTAAATGACCAAATGCAATATGCAATAGCTCATGTTTAATTAATCCAAACCTATGATCTTCACTTAGATTTATAAAAAATTCAGGGTTTATTGTCAATTGTACACCTATTCCATGCTTGCTTACACCAGCAGTGGGTATATTCTCAGTATATTTCTTATTTATACCAATCAAAAAAAGCCCGTAAAAGGGCTCTGTGAATATTAATGTTTTGGTTGTCCTTGCAACCTTATCTTGTACTATCATTTGTATATTAATTTTACGTAACTTTTATACAGATTTGCAGCTGTTACATTATCATCTATTAGTTTAATTATATGATCAGATAATAATTCTTTCCACGGGTATGATACACCAATGGATTTGTAGAATAGTTTTCTATTATCAAAGAGCAATGCTTTAGCAATTAATCTATTGATAATATTTCTATCTGCAATATCTATGTTTTTATATAGTTCAAGTCCTAGAACAACATCATCCTTGTCCTGACTCTTTATCATTTGTATTATCCGTAATAGTTCTTGGGCTGTGATTATTGTCATCTTCTAGTATTTCAATCCATACTCCCGGATTAGATTTATTATAGGTATATTTCTGGAACACTGGAATTATAAATTCAGCGTTATCATCTTCTATCCATCCGGCCTTAACCATATCATCTTGCACAGTCTGTGCAGGATTAATATAGTCAAATTTATGACGTGTCCCCCTAATAAACTCAAAAGATATATGAACAGGTAATGTTTTTTTTGCTAATTCTTTCTTAAATTCATCAGCATATTCAGCATAATACTTCTTTGCTATCTTTCTATAGTTAACTACAGCTTTGCTAGCAATAAAGTATTTTCCTGTCCATCTTCTACCATTTTTACTACTTGGTACAGATCCTGGTATAAACCATTTCATATTTATTTATTTAGTATCTCTTTAAGTAAAGGCTTCAGAACTTTATGCACATGATTAACACCATGAGTATTTATTGCATCTGAAATATCTTTACATACTGGTAATGATAACCCATCAATCTTATAAACTTCTTTATATTTATTAATTGCATTTCTGCCTGCGTCATCATTATCAAAGAGTGTTATTATTTTTTTATACTTCTTCTTTAATATTGTTATTATATGTGGTTTAATCATAGTGTTTTCACTATCTGGTGCTAACACTTCTATATTATACCCTATACCCTTTAAAGACATAGCATCTTTAAGTGAAGAACATATAACAAGATACGGCTTATTATACTTAAGCTGATCTATACCCTGCAGGTAGCTTTTAACTTTATGAAACTTATGTTTTTTACTACGTGGTTGATATATTTTATATACCTCCCCGTTCTTATCAAAGTATCCATAACACCATTTGCTTCCTACTTGTAAACTTCTATACTGAGATCCTTCTTGTTTAACCATAGTATAATAGTCAATTGGCTTTACATTATAGTTATCTAATATTGTTTTACCAATACCAAATCCCAACCAAAATTTTCTATCTTCTATAGTCCAACCTCTATGTTTTATATAATCTATTGTCCATTTAGCTACAGGTTCAAACTGCTGTTCTTTATAATCAGGAGACTTAATGTATACATTATAGTCACTAACTATTTTATTCATTGCATCAGTATATGATACATCAAACATAAACATAACTAGGTCAGCTTTATTACCCATCTTACCAGTTGAGAAATCTTTAAATTTATATTGCATAAGTGATTTATCTACATAAATGCAAAAACTTGCTGTTCTCTCATTAGGATTAAAGATTGATTTAATCTTTATATCCTGGCCTGTTAAGGGTTCTGATAGATTTAAATAATGCTGAAACACCCAATAGCTTGGTACATCTGATCCTTCTCTGACTAAACCTTTTGTATTAAACATTATCTAGCATTATCAACTTCCCACATCCATTCAAAGTCTGGTTCATTTTCTTCCATATTTATAGTATTAAAGTAAATCAAGGAGGGAGAAAATCCTTAGTAAACCCCCTCCTATCATTACAAACAAAAACAAATTATAGATCAAAATCATCACCCTTTGCTCCTACTGGCTCAAAGTTTTGTGCTGGTGTGTTTTCTTTCTGTAATTTTCTTAAGTGATTAGTATTGTTAGCATCAAACGTTAAAAGTCTTGAATTTTCTTTATTCAATTCTTCTAATGGAATGCCATCTTTGCTCATTCTTGGTAAGAATAAATCATAGTTTACATAACCTTCTTTATTTTCCCATTCACGCCCACCAATACATGCGTTAAAGTACTCACTGTTTGAGAATAATTTGTTACACTCAATCATAAATACCTCAATAGTATTAGCTTCTATCTTGTCAAGCTCTTCTCTTTTATTAAGAACTTCACTTAGATATACCATACTTTTTAGTACTTCTGTATCTCTATTTATTTCTCTACCGCTTGGTAACGTTGCATCTTTATATGGATATGGTGAGAATCTAACTCTACCTACTTGACCTTCATAACGTGGTCCATTAGGATTATTCATATCTTTTAAGAAACCATTGAACTCACCCTGTACTGGCTCACTCTCTACATGTAAAACAATATTGTATGCATCTGCATCATATGGTGTTACATCAAATGTTATAGAATTAATTTTTACTTTTTGATTACCTACACCAATAACTGGTTTTACGTTGCCTGAACCTGCAGACATGTCTTTAGTACTTAACATAATTTTTCTTTTTTTTTAATTAATTTATTATTCTTCATATTTCTGTATGCACTCTTTTACATACTTCAGGTCATTAGGGATAAATAAATCCTCAAACATACCCATTGGTGATTTACATGTGTTCTCTCCATTGTTTTGAGTTTCAAAACCATATACAAGTCCACCATCATCATTTTTATTTACTTTACCAAATAGTACAATAGAAAATAAGCCTTCCAAAGTTAATGTATTATCTATCATTTTACCAATAGTTTTAGCTTTAACTTTTCTATTACCGTTTATATCTGTTGAATCTTCTGAGTGAGTTAAGAATATAATAGTTAAATCATCTCTCATATCTTTAGGCATCTTTGCTACCATAGCTAAGTTTGCTGCTATTTGAGTGAATTTATCATAACCTTTTTCATTTGCTCTTTCAAAGTATTCAAATGAACTCATGTACTGCCAGTCATCTATAACTAATGTTTTGATATGTGGCATCTTTTCATCAACATGCTTCATTGCTTTAATTATACCTGCAGCTGATGCAGCTGAAGTAATGTTACCTTTTGGATTCTCTTTGCTAATTTGAATATACTTACTCTTATAGCCTTTGAATGGTAAAGGTTTGTTTGCAATATTTATAATGAAAGTCTCTTTAGGATCTAATGTTCTGATTGAGGTTGACTTTCCTGTACCTGAATCTGCAATTACTAATACGCTTTGTGCCATATTTATTTAATTAATTTATTTATTACTTTAGTTAACGTTATCAATGTTTGGTTTATTTCTTCTAGCTTTTCTATCAAAGGATCCACAACTTTTGCATCTGGATTAGGGATATCAGGATTAGACCAGTCAATTTTTGTAGCCTTACCTATTATCTTAAGACCATCTGCATTAGTTCTAGCTGTAACATCATTAATTACTTTGAGCTCACTTACTGGAATCAAATGTCTTTGAAATCCTGAGCTTGAAGTTATAAGTTCATACTCATCTTTCCAATGCGGATTATACTTATGTAAATACAATGTTCTTTTAGGATCTTCTGAGTCATAGTCTATACTTACAAACTCAGTGTATATATCTTTATCCTTTTCCAATTCACTTGGAAAGAATGAAACATATAATTCATCTTTACCTGATGGACGGTATGCCATCTTTGGTATGTATAGTGCATTTATCTTACCTTCTGTCTGAAAGTAATCTTCATGCTCTTCTCTTAATTTGAGGACTTTTGCTTTGCGTTCTGCAGGTGTTAATCCCATGTTCTTATTTTTTATATTTTTAGTATTCATTTTATTTTAAATGGTGCGTATGATAGTTGGGGAGCAGTGGTTGGGTGTGCAGGTTATCTACGTTCTTGTTGACCTGGTGTGGCCATTTCTTCTATCTGCATCTGTTCAAACTTTGCTCTAAAGAAACTCATTCTTGCATCACCGTTTCTTGCTTTTAAGAAGTGTAATACTAATGTTCTATCATTCTCTATTATATATCTATCAGGTCCATAGAACCTAATCTTTTGTTTAGCGGGTCTATTAATACCTATTAACATATCTGCATGTTGAAGCATTGCATCTGATCCAAATATGTCTGACTCAAGTATATAGTTACCGTACTTACCATCTATAGCCCTATCCGGGTTATCTATGTTTCTATTAAGTTGTGACAAGGCAATAAATAAACAAGGATAATCTCTTTTACATTGTGTAAAGAATTCACCTAATTCAAATAGCATATCTAATGTGCTATTCTGATATGGTGCTCTCTTGACTAACATTGTATGGTCAAGTGTTATCATTGTATTAATACCTTTATGTTTATTCATATACTGATCTATCTGATCACGCATCTGATTAACAGTCATAGGTGTACTAATTATATCTACTGGATGCTTTACTCTTTCTTTAGCATACTGATGACACGTGTTCAGTGTATCTGTACTTAGAGTAGACCCAGCACTACATAACTCTTTATAAGTTTTACCAGTAATAGAACTAAATTCTCTAATAGCAGATGTTCTACCTACCATCTCAAACTGAAACTCTAATACTCTAAACTTATCATTTGGATTAAGGGCAAACGATTCTCTAATGATCTGGTCTTTAATTAATGTCTTACCTGAACCAGGTCTTCCACCAATTACAGTGAGTGTGTTCCACTCTATACCATCAGTAGCTGCATCATTGAACTTAGGCCATGGAGTATATATAGATTTTTCCTCACCGGTAGATCTAGCGTACATATATTTAAGTGCTTCATTAAAAGCAGCATATTGTCCAACCCAAGATTCTTTCTTTTTCATACAACTTTTTCTTTAAAGTGATCATCTTCTGTATTGATCCCTTCTATTATTAAATCACAGTAGTCAGCAAGTCTTGAATGCTTTACTTTGTGCTTGTCTTGCTTTGATATAAAGTATTGACTTGTTTGCATATACAAATAGTCAGCATCTCTATACTCATTAACATACATTTTAGTAGCCTTCATGACATCATCCCATGTGTAATCATAAGTTTCAAAGAACCA